TTTTACATTAAGCAAAACGATACAGCACCGATTATTCTTGTAACCCTCAAAGATGGTAACGATGTTGCGGTGGATCTTACTGGCGCGACCGCCGTTTTTAAGATGCGGCCCGTTGGGCAAACTACAGTAAAAACAAGCGCCGCCGCGATTATTCATAACGCCGATAATGGTCAAGTTCGATATGAATGGTTGGCGGCTGATACGGATACAATAGGATCTTATGAAGCTGAGTTCCAAATAACCTTTACCGATGGAAAGATCGAAACATTCCCAAATTCTGATTTCATCAGGATAACAGTAACGGATGATATATCATGAGTGGATTGACTGTAGCAGTAGAGCCGACAAGAGAGCCGCTAACCGTTATAGAAGTTCGGGACGCGCTAAGACTTGACGATGATGTAGATGAAACTCTGGTTATGAGCTACATCATAGCCGCGAGGGAGTGGGCGGAAAACTACACGGGCCGCGCCTTGATGACCCGCACTCTGCATCAGTTTATCGACGCTTACGCAAGACTGCCCGACAATCTAACAGAGGGATTTTATACGGGCGTTGAGCAAACGATACCGCAGAACTATTTAGAGTTGGCTATGTCTCCTGTCATATCCGTTTCGAGCGTTAGCTATTTCACCGATAGCGGGGTAGATGATATAGAATATGCTGTAACCGTAGCGGGCGGGGTATTCTACATAGATGGAACGGCGCAACCTACTTTGACCCTAAAGCGGGGGTCAACCTATAAATTCAAACAGGATGATAGCAGCAACGGATCTCACCCTTTCCGCTTATCGACAACCGCAAACGGAACACACGGCGGCGGCTCTGAATATACGACTGGAGTAACGACTAGCGGGACGGCGGGAAGCTCGGGGGCATACCTTGAGATAACTGTTTCGGAGGATGCGCCAGACGCGCTTTACTATTACTGCTCGAACCATAGCAACATGGGCGGATCTTTAACGATCACAAGCCAAGACACAGAGGCAACGTGGGCGGCGAAGAATTACTATGTCGATAGCGTAAGAGAACCCGCTCGGATCTTGCTGCGTGACGCGGGGTCATTCCCCACCGATTTGCGGGCCGCTAATGGCTTAAAAATAGTTTACACCGCTGGATACGGCACAACCACGCAAAGCGTCCCTGAGCCTATTAGGATCGCTATGATGCAGTATTGTGCGTTTCTATATGAACATAGAGGGGACTTTGAGCGGTTCCCACCACCAGTGCCGCCTAAAGTGTTGACTCAGCTATTGACGCCTTACATGATCATGCGCTTTGGTTCGACGCCTTATCAGAATGTTATTAGGCAGGGGATTGGCTAAATGTCTATCGGCTCTATGCGCTATAGGTTGGAGATCCAATCTCCTACGCGGACATCTGATCAGGGTGGCGGCTCCACGATAGCATGGACCAAGGTTGCGACTGTATACGCCGACATTGTGGAAAAGAAGTCTGACGAAACTACATTCGCGGATAAGCTGCGTGATAAGCTAGATAGCGTTGTTCGCATTCGATACAGACGGGACGTAACCACGGCAAACAGACTAGTCCAAACCTATCGCAGGGATGGGGTGCAGACCACTAGAACTTTTACAATCAAAGGTGTTTTAAACGTCGAGAACCGCTTTAAGTTCTTGGAGCTTGACGTTGAGGAAGGGGTGGCTGTTTGAGTATTCGCGTAAAAGTCGAAGATAAGCCTAGATATAAGGTTGTTGAGGCTAACTATAGAAAGGCTATAGAGCGCATTATTGTTTCTGGAGTTCAAAACACAATGAACACGGCAAAGCAAAGCATACAGCAACATGGTAGCAGCGGTGCAACCTATGAGAAATACAACCCGAGAAGAACGCACACTGCGTCTTCCGCTGGTAATCCTCCAAATTCCGACACTGGATTTCTAGTTAGCAATATTCATATGGAAATAGATGCTGACGGCATGGGAGGGTCTGTAGAAAGCCGCGCCGATTACTCTGGTTTCCTTGAGTTTGGCACAAGCAAGATGCAAGCTAGACCATATCTGCAGCCCGCTCTTGAAGAAAACAGGCCAAAAATAAGATCAATGTTTACACGATTAAAGAATAGAGGTCTTTAAGATGGCTCTGCATTCTTGGAACCTACAGAAGGCAATATACGCAACGCTAAATAGCGCGACGATTACGGGGGCAACTGTTGCGGATGTTCCCGTGTATGATGATGTTCCAGAGGGTACGTCCGCGCCATATATTGCGATAGGAGAAGAAACCGCTATTGATGCAGCGGTGAAAGACAAGGATGCCCACGAGCATACCTTAACAGTTCATGTTTGGTCTGAGTATCGGGGCAGATATGAAATCAAGCACATTATGGAACAGGTCTATCAAAATCTCCATAATGCTGCTATAACCGTATCAGGCGCTTCTTTGGTGAACCTGCGAAATGAGTTCGTAACAACACTCCAAGAGGCGGATGGTATAACGAGGCACGGGGTCATGAGATTTCGCGCCGTAGTGTTTGACAGTTAAAGGAGAAAGAACATGGCGGCACAAAAAGGCTCCGCAATGCTTTTAAAGATCGACCAAAGCGGGACGAAGACAACAGTCGGTGGGCTACGGTCAACCAGCATCACGTTTAACGATGAGGCCGTAGATATTACGAACAAGGATAGCTTGGGGATGCGTACCCTTCTGGCGGGCGGAGGAACGCAGTCAGTGAGCATTTCGGGTTCTGGCGTGTTCACGGATAGCACAACGGAACAAGCGGTCAGGACGGCTTATTTCGCTCAGGCGAATACATCCGATGGATCTGCTGCGCAGACCGCCGCGTTTGATAGCTTTCAAGTTATTGTTCCTGATCTAGGAACATTTACAGGAACGTTTATGATTGCAACAATGGGTTATTCTGGAGAGTTCAACGGAGAGGTTACATATGACCTTACCCTTGAAAGCTCTGGCTATGTAACCTTCGCGTGATCGTAAATGTCTTGGGTCCGTGCTGAAATAGAGGTTGATGGTTCAACCGTTTCGGGGTGGGCCAAAGAAAATCAAGAGTTCACAATACCTTTTTCTCCTGACTTTGGGGCGGGCGACCGCTTCAAGGTTGGAGGAAAGACATTCGTGTCTGTCACGGTGACAAACGTGGCGGGGCGTAGTGAGCAGCTTCTAATAAGTGGAAAGGAAGTAAACGATGACAAACCCAAAAAGGGGCGAGATAAAAATAAGTCTGGGAGAAAAGACCTACGACTGCAAGATAAACATGGACACGATAATGAGGATTGAACAGAATTGTGGCCGTGGAATACTAACTATTGCTAACGGTCTATCGAAGGCAGAGATGTCTACGCAAGATATGGTTTCGATTATGACGCCTGTGCTGCGCTCTAGTGGCGAGGATCTTAAGGACAGAGATGTTGGAAAGATCATCTGGGAAGCGGGGCTGACCGAAGGCTTGCGAGTTATTGCCGAAGTGGTGGCGTTTATTATTGGTGGGGAAGATCAGGGAAACGTAGCAGCGGTGGGGTAAAAGTTGAATCTTTCCCTTGGGATGACTGGATAGGTCTAGCCTTGGGGAAGATGAGAATGACAAGCTCGGAGTTTTGGGGGCTTTCATTACAAGAATTTTACCTTGCCGTTGATGGCTTTTCTGAATTTCATGGCGGCAATAAATCCGCCCCACTTAGAAAAGATGAGCTTGAGGATTTGATGGAAAGGTATCCTGATTAATGGCTACAACGGTTGATACCCTTCTAGTCCGCATTGAAGCGGATATGTCTGACTTGCGGCGTGATCTTGCCAAGGTTGCAAAGACTACGGAGCAGCAAACCAATAGAATGGCAGACGGCTTTCGTAAGGTGCGAAATGCTATTGTTGCTATTGGTGGCGGTGCTCTGTTTGGGACATTCCTTAAAAGTACAGTTATGGTCGGCGCTCAGATTGAAGGTCTTGAGGTTCAACTTAATGCGCTTCTTGGGTCCGCCGAAGAGGGCGGCAAGGCCTTTGAGAATATGCGTAGGTTCGCCTCAAAGGTTCCATTTTCTTTGCAGCAAATTCAACAAGGCGCGGGTGGTCTTGCGGCGGCGGCGGGAAATGCGGACGAGCTAGGCGAGCTTTTACAGCTAACAGGTAACATCGCCGCGCAGTTCAATCTTCCCTTTGAGGAAGCGGCGGCAAACGTGCAACGCGCATTGTCTGCGGGGATAGGCGCGGCGGATCAATTTAGAGATAGGGGCGTTTCTGCATTTGCGGGCTTTGAGGCGGGCGTAAGTTATAGCGCGGCGGAGACTGCTAGAAAGCTACAAGCCGTATTCGGCACGGGTGGGACTGCGGACGGCGCTATGGATAAGTTCGCCAAAACTACGCAGGGCGCGTTATCTATGCTTGGTGACGCGGTTTTCAACTTCCAAGCGGTAGTAGCGGGATCTGGACTTAATGCTGCCTTTATAGATCTTACTAACCTTTTGACTGGATTAATAAACGGATCTAGGCAATTTGCGGCTGTTACGGGTGTTTTATTGGGCAGAGTGCTTCGTGGCGTAAGCGCAATAATCGCAAAAGTCGCGGAAAATATGGATACGCTGCTTTTCATGTTTGCGGGATTTGCCGCCTTCAATTTCGCTATGGTTATCGGTGGGGCTACTAAAAGATTTATTGCCTTTGCTGCTGCTATTCGTGCGGCGGGGATTGCTAGTATTTTACTAAACAAAATATCTAGAAAAAATATCCTTGCGATTACTTTTGTCGGTGCGGCCCTTGCTTTAGCTGCTGGGAAGCTTGAGGCTTTCGAGAGTAAAATAGGGGGGTTCTTTGACCGCGCTATGTCAGCTTTACCTGATAAGGTTAAAGCGAGCATTGACGATCTAATGACTGATCTTGATAACGCAAAGCTTGCTATCGACGAGGCAGAGGGAAAAGAAAAAGAAACAAGTCCTAGTAATATAGAAATAGGCGGCGCGGGAGTAGATACCAAAAGCTTAATAGATTTGAGAAAGACTATTGATAGCATAACGGGCGGGACGCGAAGCTTAACAGAGGATTTAGATAAGCTAAAAGCAATCGGAGCGGATAGTGAGCTATTCGCGGGCGCTCAGGATGCTATAAAGAGATTAGAACATCAGCTAGAATATGAAACCAATCCCGCTTTCGCCTCCTTTGTCGATTCAGCTATAGCTCTTGGGGATAGCGTTCAAGGCGCGTTTCGACAGATGTTAGACGGAACACAGCTAACAATGGCAGATTTTGGTGAGATGATGAAGTCTGCTATCAAAGATGTCATAGCGCAGATATTCCGATTAGTTGTTATAAATCAAATGCTTAACGCAATGTTTCCTGGCTTGGGGTTGCAGACATCCACACTGCCGCAGATACTTGGAAGAGCGGGCGGCGGGTCCGCCTATAGCAATCAACCAATGCTAGTCGGAGAGCGCGGGCCAGAGCTGTTTGTCCCTCATAGCGCGGGCAATGTAATGAACAACGCAAGCTCAAAAGGGGCGCTAGGCGGCGGCTCTACGGTGGTCAACCAGACAATCAACATAGAGACAGGCGTATCGCAAACGGTGCGGGCGGAAATGCTATCGTTGCTGCCAGTCATAAAAGCGGATACAATGAACGCGGTAGCCGACCAAAACAGGCGCGGCGGATCATATAGACAGGCTCTTGCGTAATGGCTCTAATCACAATGCCCTCAACCCCTGCTTTCGTAAAGTCGCGCTGGTCTATGGCGCGGGCGGTAGCTAGTTCTAAAAGCCCTTTTACGGGTCACGAGCAGGTTTATTCCTACGACATGGCCTGTTGGCAAGCCACAATGACGCTGCCACCTATGAAGAGAGCACAGGCGGGCGCGTGGCAAGCGTTCTTTATGCTTCTTAAGGGTAGAGCAAACACGTTTCTCTTGGGTGATCCTGACGGCAAATCGCCGCAGGGTGGGGCA